TTTGACTTTTTAGTGCTTTAATCCAGTCATCAAGTTGTGTAATCTTGAAATGACATCCAAAAGATTTAACTTCAACATAATGCTCTACCTCAATCTCATCGTTCCACCCGACAAAATCTTTTGAACGATTCCAGCGAAAAATAAGTAGAGGTTTCTTTTTCATTACCTCTGCTTCTCTAACAGCTTGTCGCCAAAATTGAAGTAAATCTGTTGTTTTAGCTGTTAATAGATTATTCCATTCAATATGTTTATAGTGCTTACACTCAATACAATAGGGCCAACCAGCGGTATCGTGCGGAGTCCATAAATCACCTTTTAAATACTCAATTGCTCCTGAAAGCGGCATACGCTCAAATTCCATGTTTAGATGAGAGTTTAAATATCGTTTAATTTTAGCTTCGTATGCCGAGCCTTTTATTTTTGATTTATTAACCATTAATTCCTAGTTTATACTTAGCGATTATGTAAGATTTTAAAAAGTCACTTCTCACAATATCGTCAATCATAAACTCAACAGTTTTAAATTCTTTAATGTGAGAAAGTATCTCCATAAACTTCAGTATACCTTTTCTATCATTTTCTCTTGTTAAGTCGGTTTGTGTATAGTCGCCACAAAAAATAATACGACTATTTTGACCAACTCTTGTTATTATAGAATCAAGTTCATGGAAATTCAAGTTCTGACATTCATCCACAATCACTACAGATTTATTTATGGTTATGCCTCTAACAAAAGATGTACTTATAAACTTAATCGTGCCTTGTGCTTTTAAAGATTCATAAGCGTCAGGCACGTTAAAAAGCTCCGAACAGATAGATCTGTACGGAGCTTCGTAAATAGATACTTTTTCTTGTTCATCTCCAGGAAGAAAGCCGATATCGCGAGTAGAAACGATAGAACGCACGATAAATATATCTGTTGGGTCAGTGCTTTTATCAAGCACTTCTTCAAGCGCTAGATACAAAGATATAAAAGTTTTTCCGGTTCCAGCTAATCCGTGAAGAACTAAGTTTTTATTTTCTTTGTAAGACTTATATGTCTTATCTTGGTTTTCTGTTTTAGGAGCAAAGGTAAGTAAATCATCAATTCGCACCCGTTTTAGGGGTCTACCGTTTGCCATTAATGTCCGTAATTACTAGTAGTTTCTTCAAAATATTGCATTAAGCTGTTATATCCTCCGATATATTTTTCTCTAATAAAGATTTGCGGTACAGTTTTAGCATCTGGCACCGCGACTAATAAGTCATTTTTACTCCACTGATTTCCTAAGATATTTCTTTCTTCTATCTCGTATCCTCGCCGAGTTAATTCTTTCTTAGCCATTTCACAAAAATCACAGTTATCTCTTGTCCAAACTGTAGCTTTTACCATACTATCTTTTACTCCTTTTAGCAAATGTTAACTTCTAAATTCCAGTAGAACCAAAGCCACCAGTTCCTCTTTCCGTGGCGTCTAGCTCTAATCCAGTTTCTACTTCTTTCCACTCAACATGATAAATGTTAGATATAACCATTTGAGCGATACGTGATCCTTTAGCTAGAAAAATGCTTTTTGGTGTAGCTTGTCCAATACGAGTAAGTAATACTTTAATTTCTCCTCGATAGTCTGCATCAATTGTGCCAGGGGAATTAACTATCGTTATCCCATGTTTTGCAGCAAGTCCGCTTCGCGGACGAATCTGCGCTTCATAACCAGGACGAAGAGCAATAGCAATTCCTGTGGGCACTATTGTAATTGCATTTGAAAAAATTTCTACATCTTCAGAGCAGTATAAATCCATTCCTGCCGAGTGAGCTGTTTCATATTTAGGGAGGGGCAATTCCTTATCTAACCTAAGAATCTTGAAATTTTCTATTCTATTTACCATATTTTATAATTTCCCATTGGTCTTAAAATGTGCTATTATTTTTGAATAGCTGGTGATTAGCGTACAACGCAGTTGAAGAGCTGGCGAACACGGCGGACACTATTTCATCACGTTGTTTCGGAGAAACGCAGCGTGAGAAACGGAGTTTCTTAGTAGGTACGCCACCCTTGCGTCTTTCTGTTATTAGCATATTCTCGCTAGTCTTCTTTCTATTAGCATTTCAATTCCTGCTAATTGCTCTTCTTCTGTACGATCTCTCCAAGTAGTTACTTCCTCGGCTGTTCTTTGACAACCGAGGCAGTAACCTTCATCATCGTATTCACATACTTTAATACAAGGAGAATATTTAGCTTTAGGCATTAAATCTCACAACCATCCGAGTCACAGAATTTATTAGCATCAGCATTTTCTCCTTCTTCAGAAAGTAGATTGAAGTTTATTGGTTTAAGTGTTGAAGCATATGCTTCAATTTCTTGACGACCTGTTGTAATATAAGGAGCTTGAGCATAACCATGTTCAGAAATGGGTAAGAGCGAGACGCCTTTAAGCTGAGAATCAAAACAAGAAAGAGCACGAGCAATTTGATCTGCCTCTCCTGGTTTAAAAGTAATTGTAATAGATACTTGGTTATCTGCCCAATATTTTTGCATGTCTACTGCATTAGCAAACTGTTCCCAAATAGATACGTCGTGTTTTGAAATAGTTCCTGTTTCGTGAACAACAGGAAAATATACTACTACAGTACGAATAGGATCTGAAACGGCAGGTTCAATTCTATAGCCTGCTTGCTTAAGAAGGTTTACTAGCGGAGAAATAGTAGAAAGACGTACAGTACGGTAGTATGATTCATTTTCCGCATAATGAATACCAGGTAAAGCACCTGCTACAAGACTAACAGTTCCTGACGGTTTAACAGAAGTAGTTTTACGAGAAAGAGGAACACCCATCCATTCAGAATATTTTCTATCAACGTATTGAATATATGTATATGCTCTATCACAGTATTCATCTAAATACTTACGACGACCAAATTTAAGAATAGCCTCTTGGATACCAGATTGAGAACATCCAATGCGCCGATTGCGTTTAATAACATCGTTAGTTTCAGGCCAGTGTGTTGCCATAAGTGTTACCGCTTTTGCGTATAAATAGGCAAACTTTAGTGTGCGCTGATAATCCCAATAATCATTATGTTTTGCAGGAAAAGTTTCTACTAAACAACAAAGCTCATAAGACTCAAGCGATTGTTCTAAACAAGGGTTTCCTCCTGCAACGCGTCTGTCTTTCCAATCAGCAGGATCTTTCATCCTACTGTATTGCTGCATATTTTCTAACCACGCAAAACCAGGCTCACCAGAAATAGCAATAGATTTTGCTGCATCTGTATAGTCCATGCCGACTTTTGCGAAGATAGAGTTATTTGACGCCCAGCGCCATCCACCAAATTTGTACGCCCAAGATTCACTACTGTATTTTTTAGCTATTTCTGGGCGTGTGTTCCAGTCAGCATTATATAAATCATAATCTTGAGAATTGACAAGTTTTAATTCTTCTGGAGCTTTAGACCCAGTTTCTACTCCAGCAGTTTCCCAGTTTTTCATCTCCATAAAATCGGTATCTTCTGGTTCTGAAAATGCTATTTCTGCTGTACGCCGAACATTACCGGCAACAACAATTTTGCCAATTATATTCATTATATCAGTAATATCAACAGAGGTAATTAAGGGGTTATCAGATTTAGCTCTTTTAGTAAGAATATCTCTAATTCCTGATAGACCATGTTGTAAAGGTTCTGGGCCAGAGGCTAAGCCCCCAAATCCTCTAATAGGCTCACCATACTCTCTAATTAGAGAATAATCAAATTCTATAGGAGCAGAGCCTTCATCTAAGTAGGAGTCAATCAAACAAGATAGGGCTTCAACCCAGCCTTCACGAGAGTCTTCAATTACAAGTAGTTCTGGAGAGCCTTCAGGTTCTATAGAAGCAATTTTTCCTGCGCCTTTTGTGTCAAACCCAACTCCGACACCTACCATACTCATGTCCATGAGAAAGGCAAAAGACTTTGACATTTCTGCATCAATATCAATTGTAGATACAAAAGCACAATTATTAAGAGCTGCGCCTCCTTTTTCCCAAATAAAAGGAGTGCCCATCATCCAAAGACCACGACCAGGTGGCATCCATTTAAAATCAAGTAATCTTGTAGCTGCTTCTTCTGCTAATTTATGAGCACGTTTTTCGTCCCAGGTAATATAAGATGATACAGAATGAGTTTTGAGAATAGAAAACATACCCTCAATAATTCGAATAGCACAATCTGCCCATGTTTCCATGGTTCCATCTGGTTTTTTACGGGAATAAGTACGATAGAAAGTAAACTCGGATAAGCCTCCATATCCCCAATTTACTGGTTTAGATCTAAATTCTTCTTTGAATGAGTTTCGCAAAGCGAAAGTAATCGGAAATTTTCCGGGTGCTAACATTTATTTTCTCCTTAAACGCGTTTAAAGTTATTCAAAACGACGCATCGTTATTGAATACTGCTTATGTTATTTTGTTTTATTATTGATACTTTATCAATAAGAGGGTGTGTGAAATCGTGAGAGATTAAAAACACATTTAAATTATCTTCTTCACGAAGTACTTCAATTAGTTTTTCTTTACCTTCGTCATCTAGAACCCCTGTAACTTCATCTAAGAAAAGTAGGTTGACACTACTACCGCCAAGTTTAGCTAGCAAAGATCTAATTGCTAAGAGTATAGCGGTTTGAATTCTACTAAATTCACCTCCAGATACGGTTTCTATAGGAGTGTCAACCCCATTATTTGAGACAACAATATTTAATTTTTCTTTATCTAATTTAAACGAAACTTGAAATTGTCCATCTGATAAAGAAGCTAGATAACGATTAATTGCTAATTCTAATTCTTTAGTTAGGTTTTCTAATTTAAAAGCAACAATTCCTGAGGTACTAAATGCCTTTTTTAGTACATTTAAATTTGCAACTTTATTAGAAAGATTAATAATATCATTTTTTATAGTATGCTGTCTAGAAGAAAATGATTCTTTTTGCTCAATTAGGGCATCTACCTTAGCATTATGTATACCAACTTGTTGATTGTGGTTTATTGCTTTTTGTTTTATTTCTGCTTGAGATTTAACTTGTTGTTCTAAGTTTTTCTTTTTAGTTTCTAAATCTCCAAAATTAGGATAATTTGTAGGAATAGTATCATCAATAACTTGACTTAGTTGTTCGAATTTTTCTATCGCTTTTTGATTTGCTTCATAATTTTGAACATCATCTTTATATGATAAATAAACATCTCTAGCATATTCTATTTCTTTTTGCAGAGTATCTAAAGAAATATTTATTTCTAGCAATTCTTTATCTACGCTTCTTTGTAATTCTTTAGCTTTTGAGTTATCAATATGTTGACCACAAGCATAACAAGTATCTGTTAAATCAAGCTGCGTTAAAGATTTTTCTAATCTTTTTCTATCAGAATCTTTAGATCTGGCATCTCTTTTTAACTCTTCAAGAGCATTAAATAATTCTTGTCCTCCTTCAGGTTTTTTAGCTGCCATATCAAATTTAAGAGCTTTTCTTTCTTGTATGTACATATTATTGACATCAATTTTTTTACAAGTTGATTCATATACTCGTAGCTCTGTTTCAATAGCTCCTAATTCTTTAATAAGTGCTTCATCTGTTTCTGGGACAACAACTTCTTGTATTTTATCTGAAATACTTGTATTATTTAAAAAGTCTTCAATTGATTTTAGCTCTCCTTGCAAAATAGCCAGTTCTTTATCTAACGAGTTACTTTTTACTTTTAAAGTTTCTCCTATCTTTACATACTTTTCTAAATTAAATAAATTAATTAAAAACTTTTTACGATTAGTATCTGTTGCTTTTAAAAACTCAAGTAAATCAATTGAACTCTGATACGTTAATTGAGAAAATACGTCAAAATCTAAATTTAAAATGTCTTGTACTTTCTTATAAGTATCTAGTACTTTATGCTCCGTTAGATCAATATATTCAGGACTTTCTTGATAAAAATATACTTCACTTTTAGCGCCTGTTCTTTTAATATTAATACTAAAATCTTTATCATCTACACTAAAATAAAGTTTAGATGTCCAAGAAGTATTATTGCTATAACGATTTGATATATCTGCTTTTTTAATACTTTTTATATTCTTATTAAATAGGGTTTCTTGAAGAATAATAGCAATAGAAGACTTTCCACTACCGTTGGGAGCAGTGAGTTGTGTTATTTTATTGTTATTAAGAGAGATTTTATTGTTTTCTCCATAAGAAAACATGTTTGAAAATTCTAAATTTTTTAATGTTATACTAGCCATTTAGCGCCTGTTAATAATTTATATAGTTCCCATTGTTTATTTTCTAATAGGTGTTTATCTAGTTCTTTTTCTAGTGTTTGTTTATATCTTAATGTAAGATTTTTCCACGTAATAAAAGTTTGGTGTGCCATATTACATTCTTCCCGTAAAAACTCTGTGCCTTCTATTGTTTGTTTGCTACTATTTTCCCACCCAGTTCTTTTTATTCTTTCTGGTAAATTATCGTATGACTCATAGAGAAAATTATTATTTTTATCTCCTGGCTGAGAAGAATCGTAATTTTTTGCGTAATGACAGAAGATTGATTCTAAGCTGGTAAAAGTGATAAATTTATTCTTTGTGTTAATAGCATATTTTACATAGTTAGGAGAATCTTCCCACCAACCTAATCCTAAAGAACTATAATAATCTGGATTGTGACCGCTATTTATTAATATCTCATTAGGTTTTATAAATTCAAATAAATAAGTTAATGCTACTTGACTAATAGAGTGTGTAAACTGTCCATATTTAACAGCTTTTGGCACTACTTTTTCTATTAACACATCAAAGGATAAAGGAATTATTTTATGCTTTATACCGCGATCTTTACAATATTTAGCTGCATACACTAAATCAAAATCATTTTCCCCGTTAAATAATCTTAAACTAATAGCTGTAAAAGGAATATTTAGTTGATAAAATGTTTCTGCACAAACTTCTGAATCAATGCCACCACTTAAACCCAAAACAAACTTATAGTCTTTATACTTATCAGCAAAAGCGCTTACGATTTTAAAATAGTCTTCTCGGATAGTTTTACTACAATTTTTATAGTGTGGTGCGGTAACATAAGCACCAAGACTAGGGATTTCAGTATGACAGTAATATCCTTTTGTAGGTCTCATATATGATTTTGTTTGCGCATACTCCCAAAATACTCTATTTAAAGATAAATCAATATTGTGCATGTAAGTTTAAATCTTTAAAGTCTTTTAATATATCATCTATATTTTTAATTTTAACAAATTTAAGATATAACTCAAGCTCTTCAACTATAGATTTATCTTTTAAATCTAGCTTTGAGTCTTCTGTTACCTTAGTTGCTATTTTTTTATCTAATAGTTCTGAATTTTTAATTTTAGATAACTCATCAATAGACCCTGTTACTTCATACATTATATGATTAAAAGAGTCTTTTAACATATTATCATTAACAGAAATGGTTTTTCGTAATAGCTTTGGTAGTTTTAAATTTACAAACTCTACGGAATAATTATCAATAGACTCAAAATCAATTAAATTAATTCCGTATTCTCTTTTTTCGTCTCTATCAAAGGTTACATTAACAGGACTACCAGGATAATAAGCTGGATAATCCAAGTACTTATGAGCAAAGTGAAGATCCCCGAGTAAAATAAGTTTCCAGGGACGAAGTTTCTCGAAATCATACTCTGCAGTGATATGAGGCGGTACTTCCCCTCGAATGTGCGTGACCAGTATATCTTGATCATATGGTTTAGGTAAATTATCAATCTGCATTTCTCCATATGGAAAAAATTGAAACCAAGTGTTATTAATTTCAATGCGTTGATTTTTAGTAATAAGATGTACGTTTGGATTTTTAATAGCATTTTCTTGTGTAAAGTGTTCTAAGAAAGATTCCCCTCTTTTTGTTGCTTCATGATTACCAGGGATTATATAGGTGGGAATGTTTACGGAATTTATATATGTTAGAAATAAACATATTTCATCAGGTTCTGGTTTCTTATCAAAAACATCTCCCGCAATAATGTGAATATCACAAGATTGTTCTAACGCTATTAATTTTCTAAAGAATGACTTAAATCTGTTAATTTGCCATTCATAAGGAACTTTCTTTTTGTGTAATAGAATGTGCCAATCGGCTGAGTGTAATATTTTCATTGCAAGCCTCGTTATTAATATATTATATTATATACTACTAATAACGAGGACGCAACAAAATTTTTACTTACGGAGGGGGTGTTTTTCTTTAAAATATGCCTGACATAATAATTGATAGTAACTTAACATTAACGTACTTCTTTTTTATTAAAATTTAAAGGATGAATAGGGCTATAAAAACTGTGATACTTACGTAATTCTTTTTCTGCTCTGTCTGCTCCTGCTTTTTCAAAATACTTTATTGTTTTAGTTAACCAGTTATTTTCTTCTTCTGTGTACGACCACATCTTTTTTTCCTTTCTTATAAGTAACTTATTGTTACTTTTGAAAGTATATCAAATAATAAAAGACAGTGCAAGATTAATTTTTTTTGCATTGCAACATAAAGTAGGACATTGCATAATAGGTATGCAATTTTTGCATAGCTAATCTTTATCTATTAACAATTTTGCTTACATCTCCAGCAAAAGTATAGGAACCAACATGATTAAGTTTTGTATTTACATCTAACCATATCTCACCGCCAAGCTTTTGCCAACGTCTGCAAAAAGTATAATCTTCTGATAAATAACGATTATCATCAGGATCGTGTATAGTATCAAAAAATGAATAACAGTATTTATTAAAAATAGGATCAATATTAGAGTCATTTTTATAGTGAAGTTCTGGATATTCTGCTCTCATCTTATCAAACACACGACGCTTAATACAGAAAAATCCTGTTGAAGCATCTAGTACTTCTACTGCTCCGTTTTCCATTCTAATTTGTTTTGTTTCTGGATTTAAAAATTTAAAATTAACAGCATATTGAATAGGTAGGGCTTTTTTTGGATAAGCTGCTGCTAAAATATCTTTATCATATGCTAATGCTCTTAAAATAGATTCTGCATCAAATTCGATATCAGCGTCAATAAAAAATAAATGACTAGCAGTACTTTCCATGAACATTGCAGAAAGGATATTCCTAGCCCGAGTTACTAAACTTTCATTACGTAGTGTTGTAATTCTAAATTTAATACCATGTTGCATTAGTACCTGGCAGGTTCTAAATATAGATAAAAAATATTGATCAGTAATTAATCCTCCATAACAAGGAGTGGCAAAAAATATTTCATACTCTCTTAATTTACTTAAATCAATTTGAGCTTGATTACCATCTACATTTACAAAAGCCCCGAAAGACTTTTTATTATTTTCTTTCGGGGTTTCGTCTGCAGTAACACCTTCCGGCATAGTAGCAATCAAGTCTTTTAAAGACTTTTTGTTACTCATGCTAAATCATCAACTCCTTCATCGGTTGCTTTAAATTCGTCTCCCACATCTCCAGCAAAATAAGAAGTGTTTTGAAGTAGCCATTCTTTTTGTTCATCATAGGTCTGACGCTTATAGATTCGAGATAGCTCAAAAAGCTCAAGCTCTTTTTCAGCGTCAGATAGAGGAGAGTTGCTTCTTGCAGGGATACAAGTATATTTTACATTTTGGGGAAGTGGCCCCGTTTTTTCTTTCTTAACTGTGATATCATAACCATCTTCTGGATCTGCTGGATTACCATAATCAGGATTTGTAGCATAGTCCACAATCTGCGCATAGATAGTAGAACGTAAATCAAAAAGTTTAATTTTACCGTCTGATCTATCAATTACGTTACACACATAAGAAAACTGAGGTTTATCAGAATAAACAGCTTCGTCAATTTCCTTAAAAGGATTTTCTGCAGAAGAGTTAAATGCTTCTGTTTCTCTACTGAACTCAAGGCACTCTACAGGCATCTTTTTTCCTTCAGTAGTAACAACCCAATAACAATATCTAGGCATTACGTCACCGATTAGTCGAATTTTAGTATCACCAACAGGTAAAGTTAATCTTTCAATTTCTTTTCTTTGTCCACCAGAATTAGTAGCTTTCTTTCCTTTTGCGTTATCCCATGAAACCATTGTTGTGTATCCTTTCTTGTTGAACATTAGTTCTATTTATAGGATTAATTCCCTGATACCAGGGACTCGTATCTAAAATATATAAAATCATCATCGTAAGTAATAAAAGGGTTAGGTTTAATTTCTCCAAAATACATTCTTGGAATTTTATCTTCTTTTTCTGAAATTCGTCTATAAGCTAATGCTCTAATGTAAAGAGCTTTGTCATAGGCACTTACATTATATGTAAGAAATTTTGTATTTTTTATGTAACACTGCGGATCTTCTGTTTTATATGTACAAGTAATTTTACCTTTTACGGAGTTTAATATACCTGATTGGAATAAAAACATAGGAACATGATTAATCCGAAGAATTTGTAATAAATTTTTACCTCCCCAAGCTAATGGTTCATTATAATCTTTTGTTTGAGCATATGTCAAGACTACAATTGCAGCAGGGTCTCGACGTGCTATACGACTTAACTCAATCCAATTAAAGTATGTAGTAACCACGATTTCTATACCAATCTAATCTTTTAGTTTGTTGTCTACTAACTATCGCTCCCGATAGCCAAAAATCTACAATTAGGGGGTTGCATTTATCAGGGTGTTCACGAATGATACGACCCACTCGTTGTTCAAGCTTAACAGGATTATTGCTAGGGCAAGTAAGAAACAATGTATCCAACCTATGACAACTAATACCCTCATCAAAGAGCTTAGTCGATAACACAGCTTTATATTTTCCTCCAACGTTAGAAAGAACATCTTTTCTAGTTGATTCATCTGTTTCTCCAATTAAACACACACTTTCTGGTATTAGTGCTTGTAAATCTTTTAGCATCTGTACTCGTTCCCCCAAAATTAAAGGACAACGGTTATTAGCTATTTTGTTAATAGCTGTGTTAGCAATAAATTGTAAATAATCTTGATTAGAACAAATTTTATTAAGTTGTCTGGACCAATCTCGTTTTGGATCAATTACAGGAAATCTAAAATCAGTTCTAATTACTTCAACACTAGGGTCAATTGCTTTATTTGGGTCTTTAGCTTCTACTAAAAAGGGAGAAAAGTAGTCTGCTAAAAATACGTGTTTTCCATCTTTTCGTTTTGGGGTAGCAGAGATTCCTATTTTTATCTTTGCATTTAAATTATTAAGAGCTGTAGAAAATAACTCTGCGGGACACAAATGACACTCATCTACTATTATCATAGAAAAAGCGTTTCTTAAGTCAGATAAATTGTTATAAACGCTTTTATATATACCTACAGTAATGTTTTCTACTTGTAAAATACCATCACCTATTTTTCCTATTTTTACTTTAGGAATTTGTTTTTCAAGCTCTTCTATCCATTGTCTAAATAATAATTTAGTATGCACCATAATAAGAGTTTTTAGGTTGTTACGAGCAATAATATTACATCCAGTATATGTTTTTCCCCAACCACACGGCGCTTGAATAATACCTGATCTAGCGCGACCACGAGAAAAAAATTTATCTACAACCTCTTGCTGCTCCCAACGAAGCTTACCGCTAAAAGAAAA